CAGCTAAAGAAATGGCTGACATAATGGATAACACCTTACAGGGATCATTCTTTAAACTAAAGTCAGCAATAGAAGCAGTTCAAATTCAATTAGGGGTTTTAAACGAAAAGTACATGAAACCTTTTGTGGATACGATCGCAACATTCGTATCAGTCAACAGAGACGCAATAGCATCCTTTATGGCTTTTGTTTTACCTCTTATGGCAGTCGCAGTAGCTTTATCAGGATTAGTGTTTATAGCAGGTCAATTAGCTTTTGCCTTTGCTAACATATTGCCAATCTTATTAAGCATTGGTGCAGTAATTGCAGGAGTCTTTACAGTAGCATCATTAAAGTTTATAGCCATAGGATTAGCAATCGGAGTTGTTGTTTTTGAATTAATTAAATTTATTGGAACATTTATGACTGCTAAAGATGCAATGGTTATGGCAGTCAGAGCAGTTGAAATTACAATCTTCACTATTAAAAAGCTAGGGCAAGCGTTAATTTTAATTGTTAAATTGTTTATTAATTTTGTAAAAGTAACACTAAGAATTTTTACTCCTTTTATTAGAGCAATAAATGGACTTGGTGAAGCAATCGCAGGAGCGTTTAGTTTAGACCCATCTAAAATGATAGAGGGGGTGAAAACATTCAACCAAGCTTTAGTTGATGGAATAACATTAGCAGACGCAAGAGAAGCAAGTGAGAAACTTAGCAAAGACTTTATTGAGGATGGTAAAAAGCTTTTCGTAGGAGCAGGGAAAGAACTAGGGGAAAGCAATGCAGAAGGCATAGTCGAAGGAACTGTCGACACAATCAATAAATTAAAAAGCAAACTGCAAAACACCTTTAAAACAATTAACCCTGACGGAAAAGACGAAAACCCTGAAGGAATATTTTCTCAAATGAAAAGGCACGGAATTTCTGCCTTACAAGCAATAGGCGAAGAGACCAAGATTGTCGGTGAGGATATGAAAAGTATCATGCAGAATGTAAGTGACGGAATGACTGATTCGATTCAGGAGTTTGTCAACACAGGTAAATTGAGCTTTAGAAGTTTAATCACAGATGTTCTAGGACAACTGCAAAGACTAATTATTCAAAGGGCTATCGTTAATCCATTACTAGGAGCATTTACAAGTGCTTTATTTGGTGGGGTATCTAATATGGGTGCAGGTGGTGCAGGAACAATGGGTATGACTGACTTACCTAGTATAGATGGGTTCGCTAGAAATGGTGGCAACCTAAAGGCAGGTGGCAATTATTTAGTAGGCGAAGCAGGGGCAGAGTTATTCGTTCCAAGAACATCAGGAACAGTTATACCGAATCACGATCTTGGTGGAGGTTCAGCAGGGGTGACAGTAAACTTTAATGTACAAGCAACTGACGCTAATAGTTTTGACAATCAATTGGCACAAAGGCAAAATATGATAGTAGGAATGATAGATCAAGCATTTCATAGACAAGGGAAGGTAGGAATAAATGGCTAATTACACAATCACAGGCACAAATCCAAACGGATACACAACCGATTATCCACAGACTGTTGCACCTTTAAGTTACGACTTAACAAGTCTAACTCAATCGCAACTATCAGTTACACATTCATTTAATAGAACTGTATCCGATAAAGGAGGTCAAAGGTTTAAAATCGTATTCGATTACGCACCATTGCCTAGGGATAAGTTTACAGAAATATGGGCTTTTTTAATTAAGCAAAGAGGCAGGTTTGGGCGATTCACGATAGCATTACCAAACCAAGAACCTAGAGGAAGTTTAGCTACAGCCACAGGACAGCAATTAAAAATTAAAACTGCCGTTGAAAAAGGAAATCAAATTACAATTAAAAACTTTCAAGCCAATCAAACAGGTGTAATAAAAGCAGGTGATTATTTTTGCATAGGCACTAATTCAAAAACATATATTGCTTGTCAGGATTATAACTCAGATGCAAATGGCGAAGCCACTATCACCACATACCCTAACCTTACAAACAGTACGAGTGTTGACGATCTAGTTTACTTTAAACCTGTTTTTACTGTTTCATTAATAAACGATGAATTAACATGCAATGTTCCTAACACAAACAATGCAAATTTTTCAGTTGAATTTATAGAAAGCGTCAGCAACTCAGGAACAAATATTTATTAATGAAATCTATACACTCAACACTTACCAATACAACGCTTCCTAATGGAGAGTTGCACACAGGTTGTTTAGTAGAAATAAAATTAACGAATGGCAGTAACCAAGATGAAACAGTTTACATAACAGATTACCATGTTAATATTACTTATTCAGGAAATACCTATTTAGCAGGTGGTCATTTATTAGATATAAGTGAACAAAAAAATACAAGCGATTTACAAATTAGCGATGTGACAATTAGCCTATCAGGTGTTGACCAAACATATATAAGTATGATTTTAAATTATAAATATATTGATAGGGAATTAATTATCCACAGGGTTTTCTTAGATGATGCAGATGCTATAGTTGGTAACCCCATTAAAACATTTATGGGTAGGATAAATTCACCAACGATTAATGACAATCCTGATGCAGGAACATCTATTGTTACTGTTAATGCTTCAAGTTATTTAGCAGATTTTGATGCAAGACCAAGTAGGTCAACCAACCACATACACCACAAATACTATTACCCTAATGATGATTTTTTTAAACTTTGGGGGCAGATAGATAAAGAAATCGTTTGGGGATTTACTGATTAAAATGGAAGCAGAAGAATTAGATTTAGAAACACCGATGAACTATCATTCAACGATAGTAACCTATCTAGAACAATTAATAGGGCAAAAGTTTATGTGGGGCAAAACTCATTGTACTGCATTAGTTTTTGGTTTGTTGGATGCTGTGTATGGAACAAGATATGGGATATGGCATAGGAAAACACATGAAGTGTATTCAAAAGAAAAAGCATTGGAGTTATCTAAAAAAGAAGAAACATTAAAAGTTTTTTCAGATATTGGGTTTATGGAGATAGACCTTTATTCGATTAAATCAGGCGATGTCGTTTATGTAAAAAATAATCAATATGAATGTTGCCACATATTTACAGGAACTAATTTTGTTTCTAGTAATATAAATGGAACAGTCGAGAATATTTTATACCACGATATGCTTTACGAATTAAAGAATAGAGAATACAAAGTGTTCACAATAATGAATCGTTAAATGCCAAGTATAATATCATCAGTCTTCAATTATGTTTTTTCAAAAGCATTCGTACAACAAATGGTAGTATCCTTTGCTATTGGCGAAGTCATGAAGATGTTTGCCGAAGAACCTGAGTTTAATAATACAGAGTTCAAGGGGAATTTAAAACTAAATAATACAAGTAATGTTGCACCAATCCCTGTAGTATATGGAAGGGCTAGAGTTGGGGGTTCAGAATATCGTGCAGTACAAGGAACTGATAATGAATATTTATTAAGGTGCTTGGTAGTTTCTGAAGGCGAAATTGAAGCTTATGAAAATGTTTACCTAAATGATAGAAACATTAATGATAGTGTATATCAAATTAATTCCGTGACTAATTTAATTACTACAGATTTAACTAAGAAAGGTACAGCAACACAAACTGTTTCTACATTGATGCAGAATGCTTCCCAATGGACTACCGATCACAAAGGCAAAGGAGTAGCTTACATAGTAGCAAGATTAAAATATGACAGAGATGTTTTTGCTAGTGGCTTGCCTGCGTTGACAGTAGATGTAAAAGGAAAAAAACTCTATGATCCTAGGAAAGATTCAACTGTAACAGGTGGTAGTGGTAATCATTCACAAGAAGGTTCAACAAATTGGGAATGGACTGAAAACCCTGCATTGTGTATTTTAGATTTTTTAACAAGTCCAATATATGGAAGGGGCATACCTTATAGCGATATAGATTTACAAACTTTTATTACAGAAGCTAATTATTGTGACGCAACAGTTCTTACAATTACAGATGCAGATGGTACAGTTCACACAAATCAACCTAGGTACACATGCAATGGAGTAGTAAACCCAAATAAAAAAAGCGTAGATGTTTTAAGAGATTTACTGTCATCATGCAGGGGTAGTCTTGTCGTTACAGATAAATACAAACTTGTAATAGATAAACCTGAAACATCTGTTTTTACATTTGATAAAACAAACATCATCGGTAATTGGACAATATCAGGGGCAGGTGTTAGATCATATAAAAATAAAGTAAACGCTAAGTTCAGAGATGTAGATAATAGATATGAAAGAAATATATCGGTCACAAGCTCAGATGCTTTTTTAACAGAAGACAACAACAGGGAACTTACAATAGATGCAGAATTTACTTTTACAAACAAACAACAAAGAGTAGATATTTTATCTCAACACATGTTGAAACAAAGTAGGCTCAAATGGCAGATAAGTTTTACGGCAACCATTGAAGCTATTGCATTAGAAGCATGTGATGTTGTTAGAATAAAACATTCGACAGTTGGATATGATTCAGGTGTTTTGTCTAATGGTAAACTTTACAGAATTACATCTGTTGAACTAACAAGCTCAGATACAGTTAAAGTTACTGCTATTGAATACGATGCAAATGTTTATACTTTTAATTTAAATTCGCCACCTACAGCACCAAGTACATCTTTACCTGATCCTTTATTATTATCACCACCGACTAATTTAACTTTAACAAGTTCAGGGTTACATCTAATCAATAACAATGGAACAATCATTGAACGGATTAAGGCAACATGGACAAGACCTTCCATTGGTTATGTACACTATTATGAAATAGCTTATAAGGCTATAGAAGATTCTAATTTTACTATCATTGCATGTGATGATACTGCATTTTTTATATCGCCTGTAAATTCTGCAACAACTGTAGGAACTACAGCTTTAGGAACAGGAGTAAGTGGGCAATATGATGTAAAGGTCAGAGCAGTATATCCTAAGGGAAGAAGATCGGCTTTCATTACTGTATCAGGGCATCAAGTTACAGGTAAAACAACAGCCCCAAATAAACCAACTAGCTTTACATATAGTCAAACATCTGACTATACAAGACAGTTTAATTTTACTGCACCTGCCGATAGGGATATTAAAGGATTTATTATCAAAGGGAGTACCAATCAGACGGCTACTTGGGATAATATGGATACATTCCACACAGGTCATTTAACTGTATCACCTTTTGAAACAAAACAAATTCAA